TCGGTCGCGAGGTTCACGACAGCCTTTGGAACAGCCATCGCCCATATCTCTCCGTCAAATGTCTCGTCAATCAACTCTGTAGCAGGATATTTGTAAACCCC